GTCAACAATGGTCATCCGCGTCTTGCAGCAGAAGTGGGTGAACGAAGAACTACGCTCAGACCATGAAGACTATGCCGAATGGCGCGATGTGCCACTGGTGAAGGAGGAAGCATGACCCGTGATGACGTTATCCGATTGGCGCGTGAGGCAGGAATGGGTGACTGCCTTGGCTCTTGGTGTCAAGAATGTGGGTTTACAGACAACATGCTTGAACGCTTTGCCGCACTGGTGATCAAGGCACACACGCAGCAAGTCATCAACGATCCCGCCGAGATTCGTCGTGTCTTCGAGATCGACGAAGCAGACTATCCACCAGCAGATTCAGGATTCGCCAAGCTATGAGCACCCCACCCATCAGTCTTGAACGCTACCGCCAGTGCGTCAATGCTTGCTTCAAGACCCTGAGTGAGTCTGAGGACGGGTTGACTGCCTATGAGCTTGAGAAGCTGACTGGCTTCCCTCGCAGCACCATCAGGTACGCCTTGCCCGATAACCCGTTGTTCTACGTTGACCGGTGGAAGATCACCCGTAAGGTAAACGCTACCCAAGTGTGGGCTGCGTCCCAAGTTACCCGTTATGATGATTGCCCACGACCCGAGGATATGAAATGAACCACAGGATCAATGGAAACAATACAGTAGCGGTGGCTACAGACTACTTCTGGCAGCACATGGACTCATGCCCGAGAGGTGTTAAGGTCCAGCTTCTCGGCATCGGCGGTGTCGCGTCATACGGCATCTGGGACGGTAAGAACCGCTTCTGGTCTGCATGGGCACCACTCCCCAAGAAACCCGAATGGATGACAGCATGAGAGATGATCCTAAATTCGACTCCATTGCAGCATGGAGTAACGAGGCACTGGTGAAGTTTGCACAGGAAGCCTATGTCCGTATGCAGCATGACCGTGAAGCTATCGAGCAGTTGAGGCTAGACCTCAAAACCGCCATGCAAGAGCTTCGCAAGTATCAGGATGACTGGAAATGAGAGATACCGAAACCACTGTCATTGAGATGATCCGTGAGCGTCAGGAGCTAGGGATCAACAAGTACGGTACCACGGTGGCTAGGAACCCACTGGAGTTGCGCCAGTGGCTTCAGCATAGCTTGGAAGAAAAGCTCGACGATTGCGTCTATATGATGCGATGTATCCAGGAGCTAGACGCTATTTTGCAGGCGCGGAGTTTGCCAGTAGATTTGTTTTCTCCTGCGAATTACGAGTCGTCCCAAACCAAAACGCAATGGTCACACCCCAAGCAGTCCCCAACTGACCCAACATCATCAACATGACCTGACTGTCGGCTACAGCGAATAGCTTGAGCATCATACCGAGAAGCACCACAAAGTAGCCGATGGTGATACCGAAAGTCAGGATAGCGGGGACGTAGGAGCCAGTGGCTTTGAGCAAGTCACGCGCACTACCACGGTCTTCCGCTGCAATCTTTTCAAGGTCAATGCTGTTTTGCTTCAGGAACTTCTGAAACTCAAGTTCAGCCAGTTTGATCTGACTCACCTGTTCCGGTGTGAGTTTGTTGGAATTAAGAGCTTCCGTAACGGCCTCAACAGTCCGTGTTTCAAGCCCCAACTTGTCAGCAATGAAACCAGCAGCAACGCCGCCCAGAGGGCCAGCAATAGCAGTCCCAAGACCGCTAGCAATAGTCTTAAGTAAGTCATTCATCAAGCATCTCCACTGCTGAAGGTAATCGTGATTTCTTGACCCTGTCTGAAGGCATCCCGTATTTTGGGGAACAGGGAATTGAATGCCAATACTGATTCACTAACTCGGGAACCTGTGTGTCCTCGTCCAACGAGGATGCAGCCGTGGGTATCGGCGGCGGTGTTGCCTGGGTGGATTCGAATTCCTTCAAAATTAGGTACACCGACAAGCAAAGGCAGATCGCGCTGAAAGCGATTACTAAAAGTAACAACCACAGAATAAGTTCCATAAGGTATCGCCGTTTCCCCGTAAATTTTGACACCATCAGGTCTTACTACATCTTCCAGTGTCCAACACTCATGCTCACCATCTACCAGTAGCTCACCAATGGTGCAGGTAGCTCCACACATGAATCGGACAACTTGGAGTTTCATTTGTCAGCCTTTGAGTTGATTGCATGAAGCAGTTCAATGTGCCGCTTGTATGAGTCCTCACGGTGGTCAGCCATCACTTTGCTGAATTCCTTACGGTCTAGCTCGGCATTGGCAAACAGCTTCTCGATGTGATCTGCCAGCTTGTCACTTCTACGCCGCTGCTCACCTTTGACTTCATTGATCTGACTATCAACGTACTCCATGATCTTGTCATTCAGCGTTGAATGTCCTGTATGGGTTGAGTCAGAGAGCTTCTCATGGTTGGTACGCAGGTCATCATGGGCCTTCTCGTTACGGTTCCACGCCCAAGCTATGAGTGCTAGGAGTGGTGCCCAGAGGAAGTCCTTAACGAAATCGAGTAGATTGAATTCGGGGGGATTCAATTTGTGGCTCCGTTTACGGCTGCGGGTTAAGGGCTACACCGTACTGCACGGTCATAATCACGCTGACACCTGCACCTAATGCAGCCCCTGCTGCGTTGTAGATGCGGAACTTGAACCCGGTAGCGCCGCTGGTGCCGTTGTAGTTGGCTGTGTGCCCTGCCAGAGTTGTGCCATAAATCTGACCCATTGCAACATAACTTACACCAGTCATCGTTGGACGAGTTGGCGTTGTAACTGTGATTTCGCCATTAACGTCAGTGACGGCACCAGAGCCTGCTGTGTAGACCATGCCGCTTGCGTTAGAGATTCCATTGAAGTCGTTTCGCGACCCGCTGTTTGCAATACTTGTCGAGCCTGTCAGATTGGCGAATCCAACAAACTTATTGTCGTTGCCAGAGACAGTGATCGAGCCACCCAACATGCACTGCACATAGTTGCTTGATCCACTGATAGATAGGTCAACCGTGGCGGCAGTCTGCGTGGTGGAGATGCGTAGTTGGTTCTGGCTTCCAGACATTTGAAGCGCAAAGGAGCCAGAGCGATCCACCACTAGGTCGATGATGTTGCCGCTGCCAGCCACCACCAATCCTCTGGCGGTCAGGTTGCTTGCAACAATGCGAACAATGTTTTGGCTGCTGTTGATGCTGGCACCCTCTTGCGAGTTGGTGACGATTGCATCCAGCAAGTTACCTTTGTTGTCACCGTAAGTTCCGGTCGCATCAAAGTGAACACCGAAAGTAGTTGCCCCATCAACGATATGTTGGATGTGGTTGTACTGCGGTTTTGCAGCGTAAACCCCATGCGTCCCCTGATAGGAGATGCCTTGCATGAAGTTGTTTGTGTGATGCCAGTTTGGTTTGTCGTTGTTTACAGCAAGATTCAGTCCGGCGATTGTCGGTGTCTCTGTGACAAAACCAGACAGGCTATTGAATCGAGTGGAGGTCTGAACAGAAAGACCGTTCTGCACAAGTCGCGCAGTGTTTGCCGCTGCCGAATTGAACTGGTTAGGGCCACCAGGGTATCCGGTGAACCTGTAACCATGCTGCGATGATGCTGTGCTATTCCATACACCGTTACCAACCACGCGAGAATGATTGGCGCAGAAGATTTCGTATCCAAGCCAGCTTGTGGTCTTGACGTTGTTGAACGCAACAGTCGCACCAACAGAACAACGCAGCGGTTGATCTTCCCAACCGGGATCGGCGGAGATGCTGCCGGTATAGCTTCCAAGTGTTGTAGGTCCATAGCTGACAGTTACGCCAGAACCTACGCTTTCAAGGTGATTCTCAATGTAGTGGCTGAACTCGGATACCGTTGACAGGTCAGCGTAATCATTCACCGTGTCGGCAGTGTTTCCGGTGATCTTCAGGCTCTTTACCTTTGCGCGAGATGGTCGTGTGGTTGTGGAAGATACGACCACCGTAGGTTTGTCAACACGCGCATCAGCCATCGCTGCCGTTGTCGTTGTACCAATCAATCCATTCTGAAGAATGGTAGCTGTAGTAACCCCAAGTGCCACAACACTTGGGCCGGTGACGTTTGCATACCCAACGTCGTCGGCAGCAAGGATTGCGGTTGTGTCGTCGGTTACTCCGTTTTCTACTGCTCCGTAGTCAGTAACCGACACAACATCATTGAGCTTGACCTTGTTCTTTAACGCTTTAGACATTTACTTGTCTCCAATAGGTTGTGTGGTGACGATACGAAGCACGGTGACGATGACGCTGATGGCTATACCAACCAGCATCTGATCGACTTGTGTGAGTGGAAGTAGAAAGACATAGCCTTGCAGCACCGAGAGAACTGCCAGCAGGATGGCGAATAGGACGGTGCGGGACTTTAGGAGTTGGGGGATGTTCATGGTCATTGCGGCTCCGTTATGCGTCGTAATACTCACCATCAAACTCAGTCCAGCCATAGGTGTATTGGGTTGCGTTCGGAGTTGTCAGTTGGAAATACAAACCAGAGCCGCCCTGCGCAAAAGTGATACCAGTTATCGCACCGGACGAAACATTGCCATATCTGGATAAAAGGTTGGTGACAGTGAGAGTCGTTCCGTCCCACAAAATGGTTGCGGACGCGTAAACCCAATCAGCAACTCCAGAACGGCGACCGTTGTACTTAATTCTTCCAAATAGGCGGTTATTTGCAGTAAGTGGGGCAAGAAGGATTGAAGTGTTTATTCCTGCATTTGTTGTCGTGCTTGCTATCGGATATGCAAAACCATCCAACATGGTCGGCATAAATCCACCATAGCCACCATTGGCTATGATTGCAGTAGGTTGTGCTTCCGAAACAACCTTACCCACTGCCCAGCCTTGTCCAGAAGCATAAACAAGGTTTGTGGCACCAGAAATGTAATTGGTTCCAAATTGTCTATTAAAAGCGTTGGAAGTACCTTCTACATGCACTCCGTCTGTGTTTCCAATCAGAGAGTTATGCGTAGCCATGACAACATTCGGAACTGCCGTCAATGTTGGTCGAAGGTGGATGCCCTTGGTAAACCCTTCAACAACATTGCCTATGACCGGCATTCCGTTTATTGGACTATACGGTGAGGCATAGCTAAGGAATATTCCAGCGTTTGTAATGCCACCAGGTACAGTTACTTTTGCAGGGGCGTAAAAGTTGTTGCCGAGAATCGGGAATGTCCCGCCAAGCAAACCAGAAAGCGCTGGATATGCTAATACTCCATGTGCGCGGGAAACTACCGAGTTACCAACCGCAGTTCCCCAACGTTGTTCATCCTCGATGTGGATAGCTTCTAATCGACTGTCTAAAACAACATTGTTATTGAACACCCATTGCTTCGTCTTTGCATTCCCGTATGCAAAACCTGCTGTAGTAGCAACACTTGATGATGTTGTAGAAAGAAAGTTACCAGTAGCAATAGCACCAGTCACCGTTCCAGTTGGGTGATTTAGTTCAATCGCATCAGCATCTGCCGAAGTCAAAGAGTTGTCTTGGATGCGAACTTTAGAACTTGCACTTGCAGCAACAGGTGTGTTTGTCAGCAGTGCGTAACCAGTTGAAGAAAGAATTGAGTTCTTCACTGTCAAGGAGACTGTGCCACTCAGATCAAACGTGGTAGCGTAATTTGTTGTTGATGCAGACACACCATCAATAACAACACCGTCTGCACCACTTGATATTTTTAACGGGATATTTCCTGCCTCATTCAACGTAATGTTTTTTAGCGCCGAACCTGAACCAAGTGTTAGCAGTGCTGTCAAACTGGAAGTTGATGCTGTTCCTTCAAGAATGCTTCCAGCAGGAGTGGTAATTGCATCTGAAGCAAACGTACCAGATGGCACTGTTACTTTCGTGGATGTGCTGGCTAATGCGTTGTCAAAATCAATTTTGTTGGTTGCTGCTGAGTTTGCAGGATCAGCCCCAAAGTCCTTCACGCTCACACTCTCACGCAGCTTGCTCTGAACCGTGGTTGCTACGGCTCCGGTGCCTGCGGGGGTGTAGCTCACCGTCAGTGCATCGCCAGATGTGGCAATGTTGGTGCGCCAGATTTGAGCAACCACCTCATCACCGGCAGTCAGACCCGTGTTGAACGTGAACGAGTTGGTGGTTGTCTCGGTGTAATCACTGGTCTTGTTGACCAGCAGACCGTTCAGGTACACCATCAGGGTGTGCGAACCGACTACGAAGCTGCTCGCAGTGGTGATGACTGTCTGACCAGCGGTGGCAGTAGTCACCTCCAAGTCGTAAGCATCGCCACCGTTAGCCGAGGTCCAGATAGTGCCGTCCCACCACTCCAGTGTGCCGGAAGTGGTGTTGACTCGGGTGTAACCTACAGCGGGGGATGCGTCACGTTGAGCAGTGGTGCCGACTGGCATGACAGCCGAGCCAGTGGTGCCTGTCTTCTTGACGTTGGTAGCGTCAGCGAGTTCCATGTTGGAGAACTCAACATCGACTTCGGAGCCTTTGACGAGTTTGTTGGGATTGCCGGTAAGCAGTACATCTTTGACTGCGAAATCGGTACTTTTGGTGTAATTTGTCATTTGAACGCACCATCCTTAGTGAAAACGTCAACTCGCTGAATAGACACGGGATAGCCCGAAATCTGACATTCGACGCCAACTTGCAGCACTTTACCAGAACCTTTTCCATTTACCGAGACATTTCTGACGGTAAGGTTCCGTGAATACTCAGCGATAGCGTATTCGGCAATGTTGTACTCACCAGATGGAACACTGTTCCCAATACTGGTGTTCTGAGCGTTGGTCAGACCAATGTAGTCGAACCCCCACTTGTAGGTCAGCGCCTGGGTAGTCACCCCGATCACCGACATGACTATTCTTTTCAGGATCGACGTTCTCACCGGGTCCCCGAAGTCGATCCATGGGGAGTAGTAGGTCATCCGGTAAGACACACCGTTGTCTGTGTACCCACTGTACTTGGCTAGTGCTCCGGGCTTGCCGAGGTACAACACCCCATCAATAGAGTAGTGGTAGCTGCGTGGGGAGATGTTGAGCCAAGTAGTAGCTCGATGCGACCCGTCCTGCATGGGGGTACGCATATCGAAACAGAACGTGATGGTCGAGTCCTTGAACGTCAGCAGGTAGAACGCATCGAGTGCCGAGTACACGGACTTGATGCTGGTACCACTGTCAGCAGCGGACAGGTATGCTTTGACGTCATCGTTGACCGTGCGACTCATCGCCACCAGTGGTGCTGACTTCTCTTGGATCGTGCGAGCCAGAGACTGCACACCATTGAAGGACAGGTAGATCAAGTCCTGCGGGGTGTTTTGTACCGTGTCACGACCTGCGCAGCCACTGTTACCAATGGCATCGTACAGGGTCATGGTGGACGGGTCTTTGGCACCGGTGTAGATCAGAACCTGCTTCTTACCGAAGATGATCAACTGGTTGTTGTGAGCAGCCAAAGCCACGATCTCATCACCACCTTGAGGCCACACACCGTAGAGGTTCAGCGACCCGGCAGTACCACCCGTCCACTTCTGGAACGTGAGCGTATCTGACCATTGCAGCGTCATCTTGTCCGTGTCAGACCGAGCAGACCACACACGCCCGTATGCAGTGATACCGCAGTCGTTCTTACCCAGAGTACCGCTGTACGAGGCGTGCTCGGAGACACGGCGGTAGGTGGTAGTGGAGGTAGCAGGATCGTAGAGTAGGGGGTCGTAACCCTCTTGGAACAGGAGCAGAGCACCATTTAGGGTGCACATCTGCCAGTTGTTCGCTGTGATCGTGGGTGCTACACCACCGCCACCGTAGGTCAACTCAGTCAGGGTTGTACCGGTGAGCTTGTAGATTTTGTTTGACGCAGCGCAGATGATGGTCTTGGTGCCATCGGTTGCCACACACTCACCAATGGACTCCACATCGGTTGACCCGAGGGTGACACCGGTAGTGGCTACAGACTCCCAACCCTTACGAGCGCCGATGCGTCCGTACTTGTCAATCACTGCGTTGTTCGCATCCATTGCGAACTTCACATCCATGTCAACAGGTGCGTCTTGGGTATTGACCCCGGCGAAGCCCGGAGCAGTGATTGAGAATGTACGGACCGGCTGCATCAGACCACCACCCAAGTATCGTAGTCTTGGGAGCGTGTCTGCTCGATAGCGATGCGGTCAGCCAGAACACTCTTGAACAGGCTGTACGCCTCACCCGAGGACAGACCACCATCCTCACCGCGCTCCACCAGTGCTCGGGCAAACGCACCGGCAACCACTGGTTCGTAGGGTACGGTGATGATGTCGGTGTCATCCGCCAGATCGACCTGCGGCACGTTCATATTGAACGCTAGGGTATAGACACCATCGGGTGTGGGGAAGATTTCAACCTTGCTGTCCGTACCGTCAGACCCGTTCCATGCGTAGTAGCAGGGTGAGCCGGGAGTGACGGTGGAGAGTTGCTGCTGGTCTTGAATCCACTTCATCGACCGAGCTTGTATCTTCGTCTGCCGACTCGTAGTGGTCACGTTAACGTCGATACCCTTCTGACGGGTGCCCGAGCCGGGTAGCGTGTAGGTGGTGGTGCCAACGATGGTGGACAGAGGGACGGTGGTGTTCAGCGCATCCCACTCCCACGCTTCCTCAACCTGCTTCTTGGCATCATTGACGTAGAGGCCAATCATGGTTGAGTAGGAGTTCTGGTTCACGGTGTAAACCTGTTCCTCACGCAGTCGTGCCAGGACTTCGTTCACCATTGATAGAAAAGTAGCCATTATCGAGTAGTCTCCACGACAGCACTGCCAGTTACAGCACCAGTTTTCATGGCACCCATGAGGAATTTTAGAGCGTTTTTCTCTTTTTCCGTAGCCTTTTCCATGAGCATTGCGGTCTTAACAGGGTCCTGCATAGTCTCACTAAGCTCACGGAGAGTTGCGGTTTTAGCCCTGCCGAACACCTTATGGAAAAGGTTGTTTGTGATAGTCACAGCACTATTGAGCATTGGGGGAATCTTCACGAGTCCACCAACAGCGTCAGTGATTGCCTGACCTTGAGCGCCCTTCCGAGCCAATTCAGTCAACGTGGTGTCAATATCCAATTCCTTGACCACGTTTTGAATCTTCGCCATGTTGGTCGGAGTGAGTTGAGTCTCAAGATCATCCCTACCAAAACCACCAGCATCCTTGACCAACTTCTTCTCGTCTTCAACCGCCTTTGCCAATGCAGCAGCGCGTTCTTTCGTACCCAAGTTAGGGTCAAGAATGTCTGTAGCTCGTTGACCGACTCGCATCTGGAAGATGTCTTTAGACTGCTCTCCGAATCGAGCATTAGCTTCCATGAACTTCTTACCACCTTCACCGGTTTGCCGCACACCCTGCATGAGAGCGTTTTTGACGTTAGCAATGGTGCTATCTTTCATCTTGACTGCTGCTGTTGCCGACCCTGCCATGTTCGGGTTGAGTCGGTTGTCAATGGCAAACTTCATCAGTTGCAGACCTTCCAAAGACTGCATCGGGTCTTTCAGAATGTCATCAATCTGAGCTTGAGTCAGTTTCTTCATATTTGGAGGAAGCCCAATGTTTCCAGCAGCCATTGACTTCGCATCGGATGCTGCTGCTGACGCAAGTGGGTTTTGTCGCAGACCTTGAAGAATCGGAACCAGTGGGGCGGGACCCATCTCTCCGGCGGTTCTTACCGAAGTCATCATCCCCGGTTGCAGGTTTGATGGAACTAACGTTGTTGTGGGTACTGGTGGGTTGAAAGCCGCTTCCCTAGCAATACGGTCATTCACAGCAAGGCGGGAAGCCTCTTTCATGTTTTGACTGTATTCAATACCTCGTGCTTTCAATGCCGCTTTTAGAGCAGTTTCATCTTTAGCAAACGACTCAAGAGTGGCTAATCGAGCTTTACGTTGAGCAGCAGAAAGAGACTCAGCAGATTGAGGAAACAGATCATTGACGATCCGTTGCATCGCAGAGAACTCTGGAGAACCTGCTCCAACTGCTGCCTGTCCTGCATTCTGAGGACTGATGACAGACGGTGTGGAACGAAGTGCGCTGATCACATCACCAGTGCGTTCACCGGTAACGTCAGTCAGCATCTTCCCGCCAGCTAGTTGAGCAGCCTGTTTGGAGAACATCGGAGCAGCAGCGTTCTTGACGATCTGACCCGCTTTCACAACAAGTCCGGTAGCTGCTGGAGCTACTGTTCCTACAGTCCCACTAACCGCCATGTTTGTAGCGCGACTCTGATCTTCTGTAACCGGTATCAATGCTCCTTCACCAACACCAACAGCACCACCTGTAGCGGCAACCGTGGCACCACCTCTTGCGCCACCTTTCGCTAACAGACTCGCCACTTTTGGCACAGCAGACACACCTTTCATGGCGAGTCCTGCTGGTAAGAAGTTGGCCATGATTTCACCGACAATACCACCACCTGTCCCCCGCAATCCTGAGGTTGCTGCTTGGTAGTCCTGAACTTCTTGTTCTGTAGGTGGGGTCAATCCCGGAACCAGTTGTTTCGCACCTAGACGTAAACCTTCAACTGCACCACCTGCACCTGCGGCGAGGTTTTCTAGGAACGACTGAGATTCAGCAGTAGCCTCGTAATCCACTGGCTTAGTTGGGGGTTTCCACTGGCTAGACGCAGCCTGAGTCAATTCAGCTTCAGTGGCATCATCCGGCCCCTCAATCCAAAGAATCGAACCATCAGGTGCTTGTACTCGGTAGATAGCCATTGAGGGTTACTCCTTACCCAATATTTTGAACTGACGATTTCCACCTGTCTGACTAGGAGGGGTTCGATCCGACTGAATCACGTTTTGGGTGTTCAATGCCTTATTCAAAATGGCGCGTTTATTCTTGATGAAGTCTGCAACATACTTGAGGGATTCTGCGGCTTGTTTTTCACTCAATCCGCGCTTCAATGAAGTCAGTTGTTGAGTAAATTTATCCCACTCTTGTACCTGCATCGAACCGAAAGATTGACCCACTCGTGCTTTTGCGTCAGCAAGGTTAGCCATCATCACCTGATCGGTCAGACCTTCCAAAGCCAGTTTTGCATCAACCGTGCTTTGCGGCATGGATGCCTCTGGACGATACTGAGCATACTGACCGAATAGCGGTTGAGCAGCAGGTTTCAATTTTCCACTATTGGGATCGAAAAGCTGGTTGATATTTCGTTCAACTGCCGAGAATCCGGCTTCAGCGGTTGCGATAGCGTCTGTTTGTTTTTGTCGCAGCACACCACCTGGGGTCGAACTGATTGCAGCATCGTAAGTCGCTTGATCAATCATCCCGTTATCAAGTTCCCATTTCAAACCTGCTTCACGAGATAGATTTCTAGGTTTTGTACCACCTGCTCCACCAACACTTACTTTGGTCACAGGAGGACGAGCAACAGCAGTGCGAATCTCACCAGTTTGGAGATTCTTCTGCACGGTAGCACCAGCAAGATCAAAAGGTTCGGACCAATCACCCTTACCTTCCATCTTCTTGTCCAACCATGCCTTCAGTTGCGTGTAGCCAGGGGAGGTTGGGTCCATGGTTTGCAACTTCAGCATCGCCTGCACTTCGGGAGGTAGATTCTTCAATCCGTCCTCTTTTTCCTTAGCAGCGGCTTCAGCTTCCTGTTTCTTAGCCAATGCACCTAATTGTGCGGCGTGTGCAGTTTTGTACTTCTCGTCAGCAATATCAGATGCCAATTTGCGAGCAGCAGCAACTGCTTGAGCAGCCATTGCCGGATTGATGTCTTTGAGCTTTACAGCATATTGAAGCAATCCTTCTGGGGTAGTCGTATCCAAACCCCGCATGGCCTCTTGCTGCTGTTGGGCACGTTGCTGTGCCACGTTGACGCCACCGGTGGCTCGGGCAATCAGATCACCGATGCGAGCACCCGAGGTGAACATACCAGTGTTAGCCTGTTCAAACGGGTCCATGCGACCATACTGCTGTGCCTGCTGCTGGTACGCCTGCATCTGGGCAGCGCGTACTTCCTCCGGCGTGGGACCAAACAAACCAGCCATAGTATCAGCCATTATTGACCCCACTTGTAGTTAGCCAAAGCGGAAGCGCCACCACTGAGCAACCCCGCCCATGGATTGTAAGCGGCAGCTTGTTGTGCAGCATTAGCAGCGGCTTGTTGAGCAGCCAATGTGTTCGATGCACCTGTAGCCTGTTGAGCACCAACACCCGTGGACAAGTCAAACGACTTTTGACCCAACGACTCCAGCGTATTAGCACCAGTCAGAGCAGTCTGATAGGGTGAGAATGCGGCAGTCTGAGCACCGTACATGGACTTGAGCAGATCACCACCGGAGCCAAGCATACCGAGTCCGAACTTAGCGTAGTCCATACCACCTTGGGTAGCCTGAGCCGCCAAGTCCTTGTCCTGCTGTGCAATGGCGTTGTAGTAAGCCTGAAGCTCTGGGTTCGATGCAGCCATACCACCATCACCACCGATAGCGAATCCGGTACGTCCGGTAGCATTCAGATTAGATCGGATACCGGCGAGCTTCGATGCGCGACTGGCTTCCAACAGGTCTTGCTGGTCACGCATCCACTTCTGCGCTTGCTCCTGGGGGCTGGCACCGAGGTACTGCTGACCCAGACCCATCGCAGATTGAGCACCGGCACCCAAAGGTGCAGCAGCAGTCGGGGCAGTTGTGAACTGACCAAGCAGACCCTTGGATGAGCCGAACAGGGTGTTGAGTTGTTCCTGAACACCAGGAGCCAATTGGTATCCGGCACCAATCAGATTGCCGGATGGGTCATAGTTAAACCCAGATTGTCCAAACGAGGTGGTAATACCGAATGGTTTGAACTTAGCAGCCTGAGCCGCTTGACTCATAGTATTCGATGCACCTTGCGCTGCACTTGCTGCTGATTGACCCTTCAAATAGTCACCGAGCAAACCTGCTCCGGCGCTCAATATATCTCCGCTAGTCAAATCAATAGCCATATCAAACCTCGTTAGATGTAACCCTTAAACAACCCGTTAATCACACTAGGTTGTTGGGAGTAGGAAACCTGTTGGTTCACAGGAATCGAATTCTGGAACAGACCAACACTGTTCACAAAAGGAGAACCAAATAAAAGCTCTTGGGGTGTCTTTTGCTGTGCTACTTGGGGAGCACCCATCAAGCCGAAATCATACCCTCTACGCGACGAGGATGAACCACCAAACGAGTCAGCAAGTGCCCGTTCTTCAGGGGTCATGGAGTAACCGGGGAGTCCTGCGTTCTGCAATGCTCCGAGTCCCGACAACATTCCCGCAAGTTTAGGGGACAGTGCAGCCAGCCATGAAGGAACAGATGCGCCGGTCTGAGAAGGCTGGATACCTAGATCAGCAGCAGCATTCTGAATGTTTCCGTAAATCTGACCATTGGGGCCGATAGACCAGTTACGCTGATCGGAGATGGGTGTGGAGCCGACACCAATGTTGGCAAGCTGGTTTTCACCCTGAGCCATTGCCAGTAGGCGAGCAGTTTCCGCAGCGGTCTGATTCGCGTCCGTTTGGTTTCCGCTGTACCAACCACCACCGGAGGATTGCGAAGCTCCGTTATACGCAGACGAATCACCGGCAGCAGATAAACGTGCACTTTCCGCTGCACTTTGGTCGGAAGAATTATCACCTTCACCCATGACTTACTCCTGCAAAAACGCTGGCACAGCAGCCTTACGGGGTGTGCGCTTCAGCACTTCTTTGGGGGCTTCTTGCCGGACTTCTTGGACTTCATTTGTGATCTCCTTGTAACCCTCATGCTTACGCAGACCAGCAATGTCATTCTCGTTGGAGAACGACACGAAATTACCACTACGTTTGCACTGGAATGTTACTTTAGTCATAAAAGAAACCCCGCCGAAGCGGGGTCCGGTTGATTACCAGGATGGGCGACCGATCAGGACCTTCCAAGTGGAAGAACCCAAGTCGGCAGCAGACGCAGCGTGGAGGTTCGTGAGGCGAATGGTCAGGGTATTCGCAGCGGAAATCCACGAATCGACAGCAATTTCACCAGTGGCGGTCAGGGATACGCCGGGTGCAACACCCAGAACCATATCACCCAAGGCAACGCCGGGGATGGTGAAAGTAGCAGTATCTTCAGCACCAGCAGCAATGGATGCGGGGTCCACTGTCAGCTTGACAGCCCACATTTCAGAGAATGCACCCTGAAGCTGCTTCGTGCCTTGCTCGACACTGGCGACGGTAGCGGTAGTAAAAGCCATGATTGTCCTTTCTAAGTTGATCAAAGACTAGGGGCCGAAGCCCCTAGATCAATTAGGCGGGTACAACGAACGCCAGAGCAGCGTAATCGCGCAGTTCCTTCACACCGTAGATGGTGTCGGAAGTCACCAGAGTACCGAGGTACTCTTGCTTGTACTGCGACTGGCTACGGATACCTTGCTGTTCAGCGTGGGCCATTGCATCCTTGTGCAAGATCATGCCAGCGCGGTACTTGGTATCGGTGGGGGTCGAAGTGGACCAGTCCACGGTGTTGCCCAATTCGTCAACGTATGCGGCACCGGTGGGGGCAGTGGACGAGAAGGTGACGGACTGAGTGGAGGTCACGCTGTTAACGTGAATCCACGGGCAGTTGGTGGAGGTGAACACTTCCACACCGTACAGGTTGCCCAAGCGACCGGTGGAGATGGTGGAACCGTCACCACGGAACGCTTGCTCGGTGAAGCGAGCGATACCGCGCAGCACGTTGGACTCGACGGGAGGAATGACCAGAGACAGTTCATCGCTGTTCAGGTCAGCATCTTCCAGAGTCTGGATCATGCGACGGATACCGGCATCGGTCAGAGCCGTACCGTTACCGGGGGTTGCGCCCGAGAAGTTGGTGGAACCGTCGCCACCGATCACGGCCTTTTCGTAGGCGGCAGCAGCAGAGATCGTGCCACCGTTGAAGCCAGCGCCCAACAGGTGCAGGTGCTGATCCACTTGCTTCGCCAGAGCGTAGCCAGCGTCTTCGGTGTAGAACTTACGCATGGACGACAGAGCTTGCATTTCAGCAATGTCTTCGTACAGCTTGCTGTACTCGTAGTGCTTGTCGATCAGCACGTCAACGGTGCTGTTGGTCGAAGCGATCAGAGTAACTTGGGTGTTCGCAGCCTTGGAGGATGCGGAACCACGGGCGGGCACTGGAATGTGCAGCGTATCGCCCTTCTTGCCCTTGAAGCTGATCTTCGTGACCAGATTGGCAAGAACCAATTTTTGTTTGTAAACGGCAATGACCTCATCACTCCACAACTCGGGAATGAAGTTATTGGCAACTGCGGTGGTGACTTGATTTGTACCCAGGCCCATGATGGACTCCTAAAAAATGAACTTATTTAACTCGACCCGTAGCATAAGCATCAAGAATTTCGTCTTGCATGGCTTCGTACTTCGCCGGATCACGCATCTTCAGACGGATGAGGTCTGCGCGTCGGTAAATCTTTTTGGTACTCTCTCCTGACCCACCAGCATCTACTGCCACCTGCTTCAACGTCGCGTCACGAGCAGTGTTATCCACTGCTGTTTCACGCTGTTGTTTCACGGCGCGTAGTTCCTTGTAGGTCGAAAGCAGTTCATTAGCAGCATCGAGATCGTAAGAATCAGCCTGTTGGAACAGTTGCTGACGGACCTTACTGGCGGCAATCCAGTTGCGGAAGTCTTCATTTGCGACGATCTGATGAACGTCTGGATGAAGCTGATTCAGCCTCTGCTTTGCCTGTTCCGCTTGCACCTGCTTCGCATACTGCTCTGCTGCCAGCACTCGCGGATTGTTCTCAATCTGCTGTCGAATCGCTTCCTGGGGATTCTCAAAAAAATCTACAGGCTTCGCTTCCTCGACTTTTGGCTTCGGGGTCAACTGTGACTTGATGAGTTCATCAGCAAGTTTACGAACCTCATGTACCTCGTTCATCGAGCGACCAATGAGCTTTTCAGCCTCTTGGTGCATCTTGACCACATCAGCGACAGACTTGCCGCGATATTTCTCAGGTAACTCAGGCTCTGCTTGCGGTGGGGGAACTTGTTCGATCTGTTTCTCAACAGCCTCAAGTTCACCTACGTCAGAGTTGTCATCTAAATCATTGATCTCAGCCATACTTCCTCTCCGGCCCAAATGGGTTGTCGGGTTAATTAAATCCACTGCTCTGAACGAGTTGTAGTGGGTCGTACTTCAATTTATATCACAAAAGACCGTATAGTCAAGCGCGTTTGCCCTTGATCCTAGCGTTTTCTTCGCGGATTCGTGCCCAACGGTCTGCGGCACCAGGGAAAGCGCCCGTAATACCCTCAAGTTTCACGGTTGGCATCGCTTGCAACAAAGTAGCGTTTCCACCGCATTCAGGGCACTCAATGGTCTTGAACTCAAGATCCACCAGCTTCTCGGTCACTGCACCGCAGTCACCGCAACAGAAGTCATTCATTACTCGCATCTTGCAACCTCATATATGATTCTTCACTAACGTCAGCGATGGACAGCATCCAGCGCATCATTGACACCTCACCCTTACGGAAGTCCAAAGAGTGAGATGCAGTCACAGACGAGAGGGTGTCAGTGGCTTTGAGCATCCCCTCAATGTCTTTCATCAGTTCGCGCCATGCGGGTGAGCCGCACATGGCTAGGCGATCTTCGTAGTATTTTTGAAGTTCTGGTGTCATGCGTTCTCCAACCAGCCAAACCAAGAGCCGGAGATGGTAGCAGCCTTATCGGTCGTATAGACCATTGCAACGGCAGTACCTTCGGTAAAAACCAGTGGTGCTGACACGCTCAGACCACCGGAGTTGTCTTGGTAGCTTGCAGCACCGTAGGGAATAAAGATGCTATCAGCCGTGTAGTCAATAGAGCCGAGTTTACTAGCGCAAATCTGAACAGTCACTTTCGCAGCGGCTGACCCACTGGTGGCACCCGCAAAAAGCGAATCAATGAACAGTTTCTTTCCCGCTGGCACCATTCGGGCACTACAAGCAGCCCGTGTCTTGGTTGCGTTAATCTGAGCGTAGGTGACACCGGTATTGGTTGCCGTGATGATTCCAGCGGCGGACTTGCCCGATCCGTAGGTCTTCATGTGAAAACCGTTAATGAACCTTATATTGGCGGCAACTGTCGTAACGGCAGCTAATCCATTGAGTGTCACCACTTCGGTCTGCTCGGCTAGGTTAGCGTCAAGGTATTGAATCTCAACTGTCCGAATACCTGTTCCGGCAGCAGCATCATTAGCCGAGGTGCTGACAAGACTCAACTGGATACCAGCAGCAGCCGGATTCACAAATGCGCCGTTAGCCCAGATCACGTTGTCTGTAGTGGCTCCGGTAGGTGTAGCTTCACCGAATGCACCGAAAGGTTGAGCACCTGCAATGACGCCTCGGGCGACCTTGACACCGTAACTAGATGAGTCTTGAGGATATTGATTGATCATTCTCGCACCTCATCGCCGGTGATATTGACCGTGATACCGGCAGCACTACCGACAGCCTTGATGAACGCTCCAGCACTGATCTGCTGCAACCCCGTCCACTGGATCATTGTGTTCGCGGGGATGCTGACTGTGGGGAACAGCATATTACTTGCTGATGTGGACCCACCGGAATCCACCAAATACAGGGTGAAATTGATAGCCGCAGAAGTGGTGTTACCCACATCAATGTTGGTGACGTTGGTGCGGTAGGAGGTCGGAACGGTGTAAAGCAGCGTCCCTGCACCCGTACCGACAGCACTTTGAGCAAGTCGTTTTATACCCATGATGATCCGTTCCAGCTTCTCAGCCCGTTAGTTTCCCAAGCACTACCTGTCCAGCGTTTCAGTCGGTTTGCCGGCGCTGTACCAACATACTCCGTACCGGTAGGACCGTATGCCACACCGAGTCTCACATCTGACGGATCGGGCCACACGGCACTACCGACAGCAGCCCATGATAGCGTGGCATTCTTACCTGTCAAAGTGTAAGAACCCGCCTCTGCGGTAAGCACACGACTCTTGGTGAGTGTGGCGTCAGAACCGGTGAGCGTGTAGGAACCCGCATCAGCGGTCAGCGAGTAGGCACCAGCGGGGGTGTAGGTGAGAGTGGCAGCTACACCGGTCAGAACATACGATCCGACCTCACCAGATAGCACCCGTGTCTTTAACAGCGAAGCCGCTACACCGGTGAAGGTGTAGGAACCGGCTTCTGCTGATAGGATGCTTGTCTTGGAAAGAAGTGCCGCTACACCGGAGTAGGTGTAGCTTACCGAGTCAGCGGTGAGCGTGAACGAACCTAGGGCACTATCAATCTGAAATGAATCAGCCTGGAATGCTCCAGATTGAAAGGCCGTAGTCACGTTTTACCCCACTTTGGTCAAAGTTGCGTGCAGGTCTTGCGCCGCTTCCTTGTAGTTTGCAAGCGCAAATTGGATGTATTCTTGGTTACGCAGCGAAAGCTCAGGCGTGAAGCTGTAGCCCCAAGTAGCCTGAAAATCACACGAAAAACCGTCCTTGTTCCACTTCTTATCTGTGTGCGGCGCTTGCTCTGTGCGCCAAGCTTTAGACAGGTAGTAGAAACTCATCTCAGCCACTGGAGGCCATTGATGGGTTGGATCACCATACGCACGGTTAGAAGCCCAATGCGGCACGATGATTGTTGCCTTGGCACCCTTCTTCATTACACGATGGAGTTCGTTGTAGAAGTGAACGCGCTCGTTTGCTGTCAGGTGTTCAACAAAGTGGCTGGAAACTACTTCCTCAATCGAGTCATCAGCAAAGGGCCACTTAGCAGAACCAATCTTCAGGACAGTATCAACACCGTCCATCGCATATTGATCGACACCGTGGAAGCCCTCACGCTTCTTTGAGCCGCAGCCAATATCCAAGCGTGTCGGAGCAGGTTTCTTCTTAGTTACCATACATGGTCGGGGATGCCCCCGCGTTTACCGTCGAGGTCATAGTGCCCGACCTTCACTGAAGTATCAATTGCACAGCGGTAGCCGTACTTTCGTGCCTCTGTCCAAAATGCCAAATCCTGTGTAGCAACGCCGCCTTGCGTCTTTGTCTCAAACAACGGACGCTTGATGCGCTTGTCCTTGAACATTTCCATGCGCCACAGGTTGAATCCCATGCCCGTACCGCAGCATTCCTGTACTGTGTTGGGAATTGGAATTTGTGGGCGGTAGTTCAGAACAGGGTCTTTCGGATCACCCCAAATCTGAGCGCAACCGCCTGGCCCCTGAGTGAAGTACAGGCCACCGATACAGGCGTATTCGGGGTGGGCATCCATTGACTCCAAGAGCTTCACAATACCGTCCGGTGGAGGCAAGTTGTCATGCTCAATAGTAAGGATGTACTTCCAGTTTCGCATGTCTGGATGCGCCAGAATCGACTCGATAGCGGTGCTGAAAGCGTGTCCGACTTCCATTCCTACCGCAAACAAGCGGGTGAACTTGCCATTCGGCGGTGAATACAGGTTCATCCATGATGCAACCGCCTTGGTCGGGATAGACCCGAAGCAAGGCACGATCATCACGCAAGACATATCCTTGTAGCTGCCCGTCTTGGACAGGCGGCTGATGGTCTTGTTCAGGTCAGCGTTATGAGCGCCACCATCGTATGAACTTATGATTTGAGGTTCCATCGTCACCCTACGAAAATAACTTGCGTTGCCGTCGCACCTTCTGGAACAACGATGTAATACCCATACCCAACATCAACCAATAGGTAGTAGGTAATCCCATCAATGACTCTGTGTTCAAAAGGCATCATGCTTCGTTTTCAAACTTGAGGTACATACGCGCCTTGCTGTTCATAACTGAGCAGTTCGACTCAGCAAATACATTGGGCAGGTTGGACGATGTAGCTGTGTAAACGCGACCGTCAAACTCTTCAAGGTAGGACGCAGCAGAGATAGACGCACCGCTTGTTTTCAACTTACCCCATGTGGTCGCTGTCTGGTGTGTCAGGATGACCATACCGAACGCTGCGTTTGGTGTTGAGGTCAAGGTGCTGGCACTCGACATACGAATAGCCCATTGGTAGTTGCCACCGGCATTCAGAGTGGTAGAGAATGGGAAGTACATATACTTCTGACCAGACAGCACAGAGTTGACCGCTGTGCCTGCGCTAGAAGTCGTATAGCTTGCCGTACCTTGGCTGATCGTGTAGCCAGCGGAAACGTTGCTGTTAACATACACACCGATGACCATCTGGCTGGAGCCGAGCAACGTCAAAGACGCACTAGATGCTCCAGTACCGTACTCATACAAACCATAATCAATCGTGCGCTGAACTACTGCGGAACCCACGCCAGCGGTCGTCGTAGCAAGCGACATTTGATACTCGATGTTGCTGACAACCACGTTATCAGGCGGCAACACTGGTTGCAGATAGATTGTGTTCTGACCGAATGCGAAGATGGATGTGTTGTTACCAAGTTGGTACGGCTCGAAGTAGGGGGTGGTCACACCACCACCTCCACCACCAGCGACACTAGCTGTGATGGTCGAACCATTCAATCCAAAGCTCACACCGTTACTG